CGCCCTGATAACCAGACCAAACAGGTGCAATAACAGCTTCCAGTGTAGTGGAAGCTGTCGCTGCAGTTGTTGGGGACAAATCCTTGAAATCAATCCCGGTGGACAATATCACATTACCAGCTGTTGAAGTAGAACTCTGGGGTATATAAACTATACGCAGTTTGGTCCAACGCCATTTCTGGTATTGGGCCCCAATAGCGGTAAGCCACCCGACCTCGAAAGGTGCAAGTGGATATCTATTGGTGACAAAGGTGTTTGCTGTAGTCGCAGAAACAGTTAACAATTCAGAGTTCCGCACGCAGGTAGATTGACCCATCATGGAGTATTGTGGTTCCATAACACGCTCAATAACAACTGAACCAGTGGTAGGAGGCCTAACCTCCTTGACCCTGAACATTTTCTGTTTCTTAGCACCCTTTTTGCCCTTACTCGTCATAGGTTTACGAGCCATTGTTACTATTGATGAATCTACTAAAGGATTTTGTACAAAAGAATTTTCTACTGTAGGTTGGAAATCAACGCTATCTACAGGAATCGTAGTGGGGTATATCTCGGCGACAGGTCCCAATCCTCTCTTCTCATGAACGACTCCGTCAGGAGTAACAAATGACAAGATTGATGTATTGTCGTCCAAATTAATGGAACCTAGAGTCAGTGGACTAGGCAACTGCTCAGGGGCATTAGGATTAGACGATGTAGGGACGTAAAATCTACCGAGTCCAATATACGTAGAGCTGGGAGTCGGATATGAATAAGTATCACTTCCGTCGATAACCTCAGGCTCTTGACGTACAATATAACCCATAAACAAAATAACACACAAAATAAACAAAATTGAACACTGAATGCTAGAGCTAAAACCACGCTGTCGGATTTCAGGCCCTGGAATAATCCAAAAGATTAGGTAAAAGGGGGCTTTGCCTCCTTTCCCTTTTAATGGTTGGATGCCATTCTGATAAAACAGACTCCAGGGCGATCTGTTCATCAGGCGTTAAGCCGGTAGCTAACCAGTATGAATACCTAGTGTAGTCAGTCATTGGTGTTATTGTAGTAGATTTACGATTCCATCTGTACTCAGAAAATTCACCCAATTCATGAACAGCATCATAAAACTTTCCATTGGTCTGCGGAAATTGTTTATAAAACTGTTCGTAGACAGGGACTCCTGATGTCAAATGTAACCCACCATCTCTACAAGCACCCAACCACGCTAATGCCGTGGGGTCTTCTGCTATTTTTGAAATCTGATAGCAGTCTTTACTAATCCCGGACCTGACATTCCTACACATACGATACTCCCCTCCAATGTTAATAGGATGGGTTTGGCAAAACTCTATCTGTTCAAGTACATAAACTGGCTTCTCTACCTTCATTGTGAAGCCCTTCTTCTTAAACCATCCATTCAAGGCAGACACGACAAGTGGGAGCAAGTGACATTCAAAAATCAATGAGCAATCATCACCATTATTACATAGTTCATACTCGTTGATCCCTAATTCCCTCATGAATGTCCATACAAGAGCACACATTATCAAACAGTTGCCGGAGCTGGTGTTTATATCACCAGACATTCGGCATCCTTCGACAAAATATGACAATTTCCCATCCTTGACCAACGCCTTGCCAAAATTATAAACTTGTGCTTTCAACAAGCTAGCAAGGTGTTTGTCACCAGGAAAGAACAATTTCCATATACTGTGCTCCCATTCCAACGCTTCCGCACTAACATGTTGATCAAACCGTGAAGCATCAAGACCCAACGCAACAGGTCTGCGAAATCTTTTCCACTTTGCTTCAATAATTTTGCCAGCCTGATCAACATCATACCCCTTGATAATAGTGGGTAACCCATGTCTGCCATTAAACACACGATTAATATACTTAAACAGAGGTTTCTCCAAATGTCTGATGTACCTACCCAACTCAACATTAAACCTAGGGCTACGTGGTTGGATCACCCTAGGTGCTGGATCTTTTTTAAGGCTCAGATTTATTTTCTCAGCCTTAACAAAAGTAGACAATTGTTTATCCTTTACCCCAACCGGTAGGACACGTAACGATTCAACAGCTTCCGT